CTACTGGTATAGATTTAGCACCTAATGGATCCATTTTAGACATAGGGTTACCCATACCTAAAAATCCACCTTCTACTAATCCAGAAGATAAGTTATCCCAAGCTGTTACTGCTGCTTCACGAGTAGCTTGCATTTCGTCTACTATTAAATATACATATTCATTATGCATACCTATTAAGTTACCTAATGCATCTGCTTGTGTACCCATTTGTACAGCAACACCATGTATTCCAGATAATGGATTGTCTGGATCAAACAAAATACTAGTTGTACTTCTACGTAATACTCCTGGTAATTCATGTTCACGCATTTTATAAAAACGTACTACTTCTCTCCATATACGTTTTTCTAACATTTTACTAGTAGTAGAACATACTATAACAGTTGTGTTATGTGGTGATGCAAGCCAAGCACATAATGCTAATACTCCAGCATCTGTAGATTTACCAGTAGCTGATGCTCCCCACCAAGTTTGAAATTCTCTATCTCCATTCATAAATGATTTACATCTACGATCCATCCATTTATTCCAAATGTATCCTCTAGATGTATAACTATAAGCATCTTTTTGTATTACAAATTCTTCTGGAAATAAAAGTTGTATAGCATTTTTCATATGCTCCCAACGTTCTAATAATTTACCGCCTAATTTTTGACAATGTTTATAATTACGCCATATATATAATTCTATATATGCAGGATGTTCTGTTTCATCAAATTCTAAATTATATCTTATTTGTTTAGCCATTAAACAACATTGCCTTTAATAATTCTTTTATTATCTATAATAAAATCATTACCTTTTAATTCCATCATAGCAAATCCATGATTCCATTTATTAAACGTAGCATATTCTGGTCGCATATCACATAAACAACCTAATGACCAACAATGTATATATTTATCATCAGCAGTTTTAAAACAATGTTGTGATGTTTGATGTCTATGTCCTGCTATAGCACATACACCTAAATTAGTTTGTAATGTTCTAGCAAAGTTAACTGGTGCTGCTGATCCAAATATTTCATGACCATGTATAAGAGTTAAGTTTTTACCTGCTTTCATACGTTGTCTACCACTAACTTCTTCTATTCCATATTTATTAAATTCTAATAAATCATACATTTGAAATTCTGTTAAGCCACATATTTCTGGTGCTTTAGACCACATATATTTTTCCCATCTTTCTTCATGGTTACCTATCTTATAAAAGATACGTGTTTGTGGATAACGTTCTCTTAAATGAGAAAGGAACTGACGAACTAACATCAATTCCCTTGACAGATTTCTTTCTTCTGGGTTTTTTTCCCATCTTGATATAGAGAAAAAATCAGCAACATCTCCATTCAAGACTATATGATCTATATCTTGTTTATCTATATAATCTAAACAAGCATTTAAAGCATTATCATCATGATATGGTACATGTATATCTGATAATATAGCATATTTACCATTAGGTAATTTAATATCTTTAGGTGGTTTTGCTATAGATTTAGGTACTGGTATTGCAAATCCAGCTTCACCATTAGGTCTATATGTATGTTCATGTTTAGATTTACCTACTTGACGAAGACTTTCTCCTTTGTTACCTCGTCTATATCTAATCATAGAACGTACTGCTTCGATATTTGTAAAAAGAGCAGGATGCTCCTTATAAATTAATTTAGCTAATGTTAACGTGGGCTTGTCGTTATATTTAGTTAAATATTTTTCTAAAAGAGCATCCTTATCCATTTAAACCTCCTAAAAAATTACTTCTTCTTTAACTTCTGTAGCTTTTTTTAATGGTTTCATAACAATAACGTGAACTTGATCTTGATTTGTTAAAGCATATAATCCCATTTCATTCAATTCTTTTTTTGTTACTTTCCTATTCATGGGATCACTAATAATATCAAATACAGTACTCATATCTATATCACCATGTGATAAATTAACTGTACCTAATACAAATTCTACATCATCAGAACCTGCTTTACGTTTTTTTGGAAACTCTGCTCTAACATGTCTACGGAACTCTCCAATAGTCATTTCATTACTATCTGCAATTTGTAACATTTCTTTACGTTGTGGTGCATCTAGTTTTACTACAGTTTCATGATATGCAAATGGTAGATTGCATCTTTGATTTGGTGGAAACTTTTTAGCCATATATTTATAGTGTTGAAATGTTTTAAATTTTACACCAACAGTTGTTTCTACAACTGCTTCTATTTGTGCATATTCTTCACCTAATATATCTTGTGCTTGTAAAGCTATATCACCCATCCACCATTGACTCATTTTTTCTAGAGTAGCAACACTTTGTAATGCTCTTTCAACTGCTTCATATTTAACATCTTTTGCTACAGTTACAGATGCTCCTCGTGCTGTTATTCCTTCTCCCAATGGTACTACTAATTCTTTTCTAGTTATTTCTGACATTAATCTTTTCCTTTTTGTTTATCTTCTGCTAAATGAGCATAAGGTTTCATTTCAGCATCTGTTACATGACGAAATGTACAACCTGCTATTTGCTCAATTAGATATGGTTCTAATCCATCCCAACCTTTACCACTATGTTTGAAATGATCAATTATAGTTTGTACTGCTGGTATTGGATTTTCTGCTACGATAGTAGGATTTGTTTCTTGAACAATACCTCCATCCATTAATTTACCGCTTTCTTTAGCGTATGCTTCTAGGATCATTTGAAACTCACACATAAACTCCATTTCGTCTTTTGTGTGTTCTGATTTTTCAAACTTTGTTCCTATTTTGATAGAACCAGTTGGATCCTGGTCTATGATCATAATTGCTGTAATCATGATACCTCCTTTATTTATTATTAATAGAAATTATATTATTTCTAGAATTATGTCTATATTAAAATAGGTTTTTTTACAGGTTGTAATAATGCTGGACTACCAACAACAGTTCCTATAGCTGTTGGACCAGGAGATATTGCAACTTCTTCATGTGGTTCTTTTTCTATTGTAATAGAACAACTTTTAGGAATAGCTATAGATGAAATTATTCTAGGAGTTATTTGATAACCTATACGTACATCACTTGTATCTCTTGCTATAAGACTAGATACAGTTTTATCAAATTCTAAACTATAATTATTATTACCATTATCAGTAACACTTTCTATAAAAGCATCTTGATATGGATCTTGAAGATTACCATCTTTTGTATATATTCGCATTCCTGTTTTTGGTGCAGTACTTGTATCTAACAATGGATTAGCTACAAAAGTAAAATTAGAACCTGTCCAGCCACTTGTTGGCATACTTTCTCCAGTAGAACCCATTGCTTTTCTTGCCATATATACTGTATCAGACGTTCCAAATCCCTGTGGATATGTATTTCTTTTATAACGTACCATCCATTCATCTTGCATTAAAATTGTATCTTCCCACCTGTTATTAGGACCAATATAATAATGTCTTGGATTAGTTTCATCTTGCCAGTTATCATAAGGATCGCTTACCCATTGATGATTATTAGTCATCCAATTAGTATTAAAACCATAATGTTTAGTGTAAGTTTGTTTTAAATATACTATAAATGACTCTTTTAAATCTGTTCCATTAGGATGTACCCAAAATGATTTATCTACATTTTGTGTATTTAAAGTAGCACTACCAGCTCCTGATGTATGAAATGTTGAAGTAATCGTATTATTTTGAGCTGATTGACTACTATTAGATGACCAATTACCTGAAATATTAGGATATTTTAAATCATCATTTGTTTTATACCAAAAATCATATGTATATGTTTCTGCTTCAACTTTTGTTGCTTTTTTTGTACTTTTTCCAAATACACGATTATCTAATTTACTTACAATAATCCAAGCGCCACCATCTAAAAAAGCATTAGGTTCGTAATATATAACTTCTGGTCCTTGACCTTCAAAAAAATATTTACCATTTCTTTCACCTGTTGCTATATAAACTCCACCAAGTTTATGTGAATCAGATATACCTTCATTTTTTGTTGAGCCAAAAATAGTAAGATAAGGAGCGTTGCTTAATAAATTTTTTGCTTCATTTATAATGCATTGAGTTTTTCCATTGTTATGTGTAACATGAGTTATTTTTCCTTGAATCCATCCTAATTTATGACGAGGATGTAATACATGTGCAAATAAATTATTAGAACTTACATTAGTTATTTTTACATATTTAGAATCATTTATAGTTGATGACTCAATATCTTCATAAGGTTTAAAAAATTCAGGTGTTGTTGGTTTTTCAATATACATTATTTTACTCCAGTAAAAAATACAGCATGATTTCCATCATTTTTGCCAGAAATAATAGAAACACCATTTGTTGCAAATACTTTATCAGTTTCTTCTTTTTCTATTAAAAGAGTACTATCAGCAGGAATAACTATAGAACCTGTATGTCTTCCAACTGCTGGACCTAAATAAATTTTTTGATTATCTGGTATTGTTACAGGAGTACTCACTACAACTGATCCTTCACCAGGAGCAGTTATATTAACTGACTCTACAATTATAGAATCTTTTAATTCATAACCTTTTGTAATCAATTTTTGATTAGGAGCTGTTGTTGAGTTTGATTGTTCGTGAAATAAAGAATTAGTTTGATCTTCGGTTCCAGCATCAAAAGTAATTGTTGTTGAATGAGTGACAGCACCAGCTACTGAAAATCTTTGATATGAAGTACCTGTTGGATTAGTTGCAAACAATTCAAAATCGTTTGATACTATATGTATCCATTTAGGTTCGCTTGATGTGTTACAAGCATAAACTATTTTACATCCATTATGATCAGAACGTGTATCTAAATTAGATTGTAATGCTATTGTTTTTGGAGATATAATCATGATGTTGCCTTATTTTTTAATTGTCTATTTATTAATAATAAAGTTGTACCTCCTACTAAAATAAACCCTATTGCAGCAGGTTCTGGTATTTGTGCAATTGTTAAATTACGATCACTTGTAATATTAAAATCTACAGTACCTGTTACTTCTGGGTCGTATGATGTTATAACAGCAATTAAGTTATTTGTAAATGTTAGATCTGCTAAATAAAAATATAATCCTTCAGGACTATTTTGATTACCATCATCATCTTCTGCTATTAATGTGTATACATTATTAAAACTTTCTATGCCATTAAACGTTTGTTCTTCTATAGTATATAAATATAAATAAGGATCATTGTAACTATAACCAGGATTACTACTACTTAAATTAGCATCATAGTTAAGAAATGTAACTGTTGTTTCGCCATCTGCATATATATTAAACATATCGTAATAATGTGGCTCTTGATCTATAGTCATTATATTATGTTCTAATAAATTAGCTTGTAAATGATAAGATATATCAGCTTTTACTATACTTGCTAAAAATAATACAATGATTATACCTGCTAATGCTAAATATTCTTGTAATCTCATGTTATTTCTTCTTTGTTAAAAATGTTAAAAATTTATACAATTTTGTATCTTTTGGAATAAATATAGTTATAGTAGCTAAAAAAGCTATTAAAGCAATACCTATTGCTACTAAATGTGGCTGTATATGTTCCCATATAATTGAAAAATGCATTATGTCATACTCCTGTTACGTTCTTTTATAGATGTCATGCTGCCATCTTTTTCTTCATCACCTGGCTGTGGTGGTCTAACTGCGTCTTGAAATGCTTTCTCTATAGCTTTTTCTTCATCTGTTTTATTTTTTTCTTCTATAGCTCTTTTTCTTTCATCACCAACTTTTATACCTAAAAAGCTATTTACTTTAGGTATTTCTTGTCCGTATTTACTATGACCAGGAGGAGGTGTGATTGTACCTGTTTCTAATAATTCAGTAATCATGGGTTCAGCTTTTTCTACAGCTTGACCGCCATGATCAATCATATGCTCTATTTGAAAAGCACCGCCACCCCCAATAGCAATAAGACCAGACATACCAATGCTTTGTGC